GTGCTACTGGCCATAAATGCTCCTTAGGTTATGTTCTGATAGTAGATGATTTGTGTTGCTTAGTTGTGGATTACGAAGTCTGGGCTTGGATAGCGCAATCAAGGTCGTAGCACGGATACAACGCGCCACCGATCTCAAGGCTTGACGGACGGCCACCCATCACAATGATCTTTGAGCCAAGCACGGTTGCCACGATGCTCAAAATTGATCGAAGCACCGGCAGACCAGCTGGGCCCGAGCCAATCACCTTTACAGGGAACTCAAGGCGCACCACGTTGCCATTGCCTGCGATAGTCGTAAAGTTTGGCGCATCCAAATAAACCGAGTTGCTGACAAGTTTGGTTGCATCGTTTACAACACGAAGTCCAGTCACCGCGGTAAGCGTTGCTGTGACATCATCAATCGCTTCGTTGAACAGGTCGGTGTAGGACATCAGGCAACCTGTGGGCGAGGAATTGCCAAGAGCTGCTTAACGATCGGGGTGAGGCTTTGCTGTGGTGCTGTGCCCATGCCGTCAAACGTGGCGTAGGTTGCCTCTATTGACCCTCTGGAGCGCCACAGAGCGGCGCAATACATCAAAGTACCCAATGTTGCGTCACCGCCTGGCGAGGTCGTTAGGGAGTCTAAATAGCCTGATTCCTGCCGTTTGCGATAGCAGTACTGGTTGCCTGCTGAAACCGACTGGGTAAGCAACGTGTAATCATTTGACGGGTTTGCAATTGTGATGCCTAAATAAGCCATGACGTCTGATGCCGTTACCCACGTGCAAACTGGCGCATAAGTGATTGTGCCGGTGGCTGCGGTGCGCTCAATGTCGTCAGATGTTTCTGCGAACAACACCTGGTTCGGAATTGGAATGTTGTAGTCAAAAAGCAGATCGCCTTGGCTGTCGGTGCCTAAAAACAAAAACTGCGGTAGCGCGTAAACGCTTTTTGTGCCGTTAAACGGAACGCCTACTGCTGCTACAACAATGGAGTCGCCGACCTCAAACTCTGCGGGGGTGAGAGTTTGAAGTACGGCGTAGTTGCTCCGTAGTTGTTTGTGTGTGACGGTGATCGTAGCCATGAGCGGATGCTCCGCTTCTGACTATGAAACGATGATCGACTGGACTTGTGTGGAGTCTGCAATAAACGTTGAAACGTAGCCGTAGTAACTGTAGGTTTTGCCCAAAGTTGACGGTACGTCCACCGTACGGATTCCCTGCACGGCTTCATAAAACTCTATTGCACGACCGCGTGCAACGACCATGGTGCCGGCAGCAAAATTGCGGTCAGCTACAAGATTCAAACCAAATGGGTTAAATGTGTTTGCCACGGTGATGTTTGCTGAGCCCATTCCGTTTACGCCCATAAGGCCAGATGCTCCCACGTATGGGAAGACTGGTCGCTTGTCTGCGTCCAACTGTGCGCCCAATGCTTGCCATACTCCTGGAGCCACAAAGATGTGGTCTGGCAAGAAGTTTGTGTTCAACAGAATGTTGTATGCGCTGGTGTAGATCGCTGAAATCAAGGTTGATGGGTCGTTTGCGGTTACTGACCAGGTTGCTCCTGATGCAGTTGCTCCTGCAACGATTGCATCTGCTGCAACGTTGTCGCTTTGCAACATGTATTGACCAACAAGGTCATTGATGATGATGTTGAGCGCGCCCGGGTCTGTGAAGTCAATGTCTTGTACTGACAATGTGACTTGACCTGCAAGCGTGGTCTTAGTGATTACGTTTGACGCAATTACTGGAGTGGTTGCTGATACAGCAGTCAATTCGGTGGCTTGTGAACCTACCGAAGTGTGGGTCGTCCATGTTGGGCGAATCCATGTCTTTGATTGGTTGCCTGATGGCATTGCTCGAGCGCCGACAGCTGCAACTACTGGACGGATGTAGTTCAGATCTTCAAATACTGGGCCGAGAACTGGAACTGGCAACAAACCAGGTGTGTCGGTGGTGAGTACGTCACCTGCTGCTGCTTGCAATGCGCTTTGCTTGCTCTTTGCAAACTCGCGTGCTGCAGCGGATACGTTTTCAAACGTTGTTCCGCCAATTGCCATTGCTGCCAAGTATTCGCCTGGTGTTGGCAAATCAAACTTGCGCTTTGGTTGTGCTGGAATTGGTGCAGTAGGGATGGTTGCCTCGACTGCTGGTGCGGTTACTTCTGACATTTCTTGTTTCTCCTCTACTGGGGTTACTTCTTCATTTAACACTACTTCTTCTGGCTCTTGGTGGATACTCGCTGCGACTTTGGTGATGTTGGCCATGTCGCCAAATGCGCCGATCGGAACTAGGGACAATTCCATCCAGTCGGCTGACTCAATGATCATTGTGCCTTCTTCGTCGTACGAGAACTTGGTCGGATTTACTCCAACGGATACTTGATCAATGGTGCCGTCTGCAGCCATAACAAGGGCGTCATTTCCTAGGCTTGTTGCGCTGATTTTTGCTGTGAATAGCATCGCGTCTTCTGTGGACACTCTTTCCAGAACGATGCCGACCGGCATATCTGCCTGGTGATACATAAAAAGACGGGGCGCTTTGCCTTCAACTGGCAATGAGCCTGGACGAAAAATCACGGCTGTGCCATCGCTGACTACAGCTGGGACGTTGTATGGGACTGCGGTTCCGCTAATGGTGCGACGTGGTATGTCGCCAGCTGCTGCATCTAGCGTGAAATCTCCTGCTATGAGTTTAATCATGACGCGATTTCTTCTCCTGTGTTTGGTTCTGGCATATCCATTTGATCTGCCACGTAGTTTTCTTCTAAATATCCTTCTGCATCAAACTCTACATAAGTTCCGTTTGGCAAAACGTTATTCATAGACAGCGTTGCCGAAATCGCTTCTGCGTACAGTTTTACACCAAAAATGTAGAGGTCTGCTCGAGCCTGCTGGGATGACTGGTATGAATATGAGCCAGTAGAAACACCAATCAAATATGGCGGAACGTTGCCGATTCGGCTTCCACATTCGAGCGCTGAATAGTTTGCCGACTCCATCAAAAGCATCTTGTCGGGTGTCATTGACGTGGCTTCATACTTAAGTTCTTGCGACAAAACGGCTGTCTGATTGACAGCGCGCGCCGCGTTAAACGCCGCTGCAAGACTTTCCATTTCGGACTGTGTTAACGCTTCGCCCGATTGAATCTGGAGCACGCCGGCAGGAATTGCTGAACTGGCATTGCGCGCACGGGCTTCTTGTATTTTTAGCGCGGTGTCAATGGCTTGTGGTGATGTGTAAACAATGCCTGTTGTTGGTGACAACACTTGAATCAGATCGGCTGGGTCTAGTTGCACCCCGTTGAAATAGATTTCCTTTGATGGCGCGTACCAGACCGGGCCGATTTGGTCGGTGCTGGTGATGGAGCCCACAGGTAGCCTTTGCATGGTCGCAGGATAATTGTCGGCCGTCCTACTGCTGATGTGGATTATAGATCTGCCATAAAAGTAAAGGTCATCAAATACCCAGGACATGAAATGGGAGTACGTGTTTTGCGGGTCTGGTTGACGCAACCAAGAACGTGGCGCAATGTATTTTTTAATCATGCGTTCTTCGTTTTCGTCCCAAACCATGTTGTACATGCGAAGCGGCATACATGAAATTACTGAGGCCATGAGATCGCGCGCGCGACTTAAGGCTGGGACGGACATTGCCAAACGCCGCGATTCGCCCTCTTGAAAATTGTAATACTGATCAAAGATGTTAGTGATGTTGGCCATTCCGTTGACATAACCGCCAGCCGCAGCTGCCTTGGTTGGCGCTGGGCTTATCGCTGCTTTGGAAGTTTTGCTGAAGATTGCCATGTTCCTACTTTGTCATATAAGTGGCAACCGCGCATGACTTATCCGATTCCGACAAAAGGCAAGGTGCGCGGTCGCCGTGAAGAATGTTAGTGGTTTACCGCTACAAGCATGGGTTTTGAACTTGCAACTGGACGGGCACACATGCCGATACCCCAAACCATCGTGCGCGCTAACTCAATTGGCCCAGGCGATCGCTTAGACGAGAGCACGATTGTGTTGTCGGTGCGAACAGCAACAGCGCGCTGGACATGTTCAGCCAACAGTTTTTCGCCTGTGTGTAGTAGGCGTGCCTCGGCAATCATGTTTTTAGCAAGCGGTGTAAACCGTCCTAGTTCGGCGTAACCAACCACGACCCTGCGGCGCTCGATGTTCGGTGGGCACGTGGCGTCCACGGTAGGCGACAAGGCAAATCTAATTGTGGGGTCTTTGGCAAGTTCCTGCACGTTGTCCCACAGCTCGGTAATTGACTCGGCGATAAATGCCACGGTGACAAGCACTCGACCGTCTGACAGGTTGACGCATCTGGTCGCGCTGTACCTAGAGTCATCCAGCGACGACTCAATGGCTACGACCCCACCGCTAGGCACGTCACCTGTGTATTCCAATGACGGCCAACGCCCTGGCTCAATCCAACCGCGCACAACACTCACCCAAAGGTTTAGGGATGCGCGCAAGAACGACGCGCGATCAGGGTTGGTTGATTCTTGCCTAATCGTGTCCATGTCCAACGTGTAACCAAGTGCGGGGTTGCCCCAACTCCAACTGCTAGGCGAGAGCGGGTCAAGGCTGGGGTCTGGGCTCCACTCGGCCATGTACATCGTGGACGGTTCGCCTTTGTCAATCGCTCGAATGCCAGCCTCACGCCAACGCTGAAACAAGACCGATTCCTCGGTGCCAGCCGTGCTGAAGAAACAGGCCAACGGGTTTTTGCGTGCGCGCTGTGCCGGCAAGAGACCGCCCTCAACCGAGTCGGGGTTGACGTCAAACAACTCGTCAACGATCACAAGATCAATGCTCATACCGTGACCTTGATTTGGCTTTAATGCTTTTACCCACCATTTGCTGCCGTCTGGCATGGTGGCCTGATAACGGCCGTACGACTTGACGATCTTGGCGCCGTAATACTCCTCAAGGATTGGTGCCAAATCATCAAACAACAAACACGCAAGATCAAGTCTGTGCGCGCCAGATACCACGGTCTGCTTACCCCCACGTATCTTGGGCATCTCCACAAGCCAAAACAAGATCAGCGCTTGGATGATTGTGGTCTTACCGTTCTGACGGGCGACTGACACAAGGCTCGAGCGATGCACAAATTTGTTATCGGCGTCAACCGCCAGCATTCCCTCAAGAGCATGTAGTTGCCATGGCATTAGGTCTATGTGCAGCACCTGTTTTGCCATGTCCCCCACAAGTCCAGCTAATGACCCGGCATGATCTGGGACGATCGTTTCCAGTCTTGGCTGGTCATGGCCAGTTACCGCTGGTTCAGGCTGGTTCGGGCTGTTGGCGACAAAATGATGGATGGGGCTCGGGGGCATTTCGTTCGCGTATAAAAAATCGTTTATTGCTTTTTCTCTGTTTTGCTTTGCGTTTGCCAATTTCTTATTGCGATACGTTGCGCCTCGAGCGCTGTTGCATGGCTTACATGCTGCGACGTATCCGTCTTCTATTGTTCCGCCTTTGTCTGATTCAACAAGGTGGTCAAGTTCTGTTGCGGTGTTTCGTTTGCACCAATGGCAGATAGGTGAGTCGCGCAGTAGTTCAGCGCGTGCTTGCTTGTAGATCGTGGTGTCGTGTTCGGTTAGTTTGCGTGTCATGCTCGCGCGCTTCGCTTGCGCTGACGCGGCGCTTGCGCGCCTTGTCCTCGGTAATTGTGAGTGTTGTTTGTTGTCGGGTTCATGTCGGTGCTTTCTTTGTTTGTTAACTGTATGTCATTTGCAGGTCAAGAGATGTGTGAATGCTCCACCCACCAGATTGCCCATCCTGGTACCCAATTGCATTCAGCTGATTATGTTTACAGCTCGCCTCGGCGCTTTGCCCGTTTCATTTCGTCTTGCATGATTCGGGGCGCACCGATCTACCCACGCTTTCCGTGTGTTACCCGATCACCTTGCGACGGTGTAGGTCATGCGACTAGCCGATTGTTTATGCTCTGGGATTGCTCAAGGTGTAGAGAATGTACTCCATGTCGCTGGGCTTCCAGACCGCTGCATGACACCCAGCCATCTCACAAGCGTTTAACCAAATCTTTTGTCCAGGCGTCAACTTGCCTTTCTCTGCTTTTAACTCAATGACCAACGGCCTACCGCCTTGAAATGGGTGCACCATGAACAGATCAGGAAAGCCCGCATCGCCTTGCACGTTAGTTAGCCAGCGTCCTCGAGTGTTCTGTGCCGGCAGATCATGATGCACAAGCCAGCCGTAGCGCTTAGCAATGCTGATCACCATGTCCTTAAAGTCGGCTTCGCTGATCTTGGCGTCTAACTTCACTACAGCGATGCCGTCCAAATCTTGTCTGCAAGGTGATTAATTGCCCACCTAATCTTTTGCTCGGTTTCATTCTGGTCTTTTGTTATTTGTGGATACAAGGCTTGTAACCGTTCAATCGCGCTAATCAATTCTTCTAATGTCATCTCTTGCCCCTTTTGCGTCCAACAACCCTGCGAGGGTCATCAAACATCGTTACGAATAATGTCAGCATTAAGCCAAGCAGGATGCCTACAAGGTTTGCCCACAGAAACCACATCATTTAAGGCGCTCAATAATCTTGCTTGCCTCGTGTGATTTAAGCAGCTCCAACACCGCGCTGTCATCGTCCAAGTTCAGTTGAATCATCTCCAACAAAGCAAGATCGTCCATGCCCTTGTCCTTGGCGAGTTTCTTGATGTAACCGATCTGTTTAGGCGTGGCAAATGCACCAGAGGGTATGTGCACAGGATTTTGCCTTGTATCGGTCGGTGTACTTAGGCGCTCGACCTTTTGCATCTCATTACGTGACGGCCTAGGGCCACTAGCAGGAGCCTGTAACGGGCAGTTGGCAATAGCGCGACCAATAGCGCTCGTCTCACAGTTCTCAACAAACGATGTGGCATTGACACCGCGGTCGCTTTTGATTTCTTCCGCGTAGCCCGTAGCGACTGGCACCTTGTCTTCTTTGTCTGCGTACAGCTCTGCATAAAACACGCAAGCGTCACCTGTGTAGTTCATCATGCACGTATAGACGCGGCCGTTCGGATATGCAGCCCAGAACCTAACTAAACGCTGTTCTACGGTTTCGTAGTTGCTTAGGTCAAAGCCCATCAGATGCCCGCCCACACAGATAGACGTTGCGCATGGTCATGCGCGCCACCACGCTGTGCATATGCCAGTTCGCCTGTATTGCGGATAATGCCACGACGTGCAGCTGCATTAAGTCGACCAGCGATGCCCTTAGTGACTGGGAACTGATCGCCCAGGTGCTTCCAAATGTCATCAGATGTAAAGAAGCCTTTAGTCCGCGCAACGTGCACGATTGCAGCGTCAACTTTGCGTTGTTCTTCAGGTGTCCATTTGGTGTCTGCGCTTGCTTGCGATAATGCCATGCCAACAGCAAACGGTTTTCTTGCCGGCACACGGCCGTCACATACGAAATGTGTTTTGCCTTGAATGTCTGGGTAGGCGATGGTTTGTTTGCAGATCGTGCAGGTTTTCATTGTCGGAATCTCCTTGTCGGTTAGGAATGTGCTTGTAGTGCTTTGATTGCTAAGTCAAGTGTAGTCACATCGTGTAATGGCATTGGTTCTTCTAATGACAACGAGTTCTTCATGCCTTTAAGACGCTGGATGATGCTTGCGTGTGGGTTTGTTCTTGTGTCTGCAATCTGGTTGATCAGATCAAAGATTGCCATGTCGTGTCTTGTTGTCATTGCTTGCTCCAATACCATTTGTCGGGTTTCTTCTGATAGTTCGCCTTGATTCCATGCACAGCCTTCACTCATTTGGTTGCGCTCCATGGCCCCCAGCCGTAACCGTGTTTGTCAACGCCGTAATTGTAAATTGCTAACGCTGCGCGCAAATTAACATCAGCCTGTAACAGGTTTTCTGCCTCGGCAATAATGCCGGCATCAATAAGCCATGGTGTCCAAAATCCGTTGATCTGCATTAGTCCGCGCGAGCCACCGTTTGGGTCTTTGCTGTTAACCGCGTTAGGTATGCAGCGCGACTCACGGAACATCACAGACTCGAGCACGGTGCGCTGATCGGCAGGCCAGCCAAGGTTTACGGCAAGCGCGCTGAACTGCTCACAAGCAGAGCTGTACGGGTCAA